GGATGCGTTCGGGTCGGTGCCGGGCGCCGGTGCTGGCGCTGCAGCCGGTGCGCCTGGCGCAGGAGCGGGCGCCGGTGCGCCGCCCAGGAGCTCGGCCGCCGCGTTCGGGGCAGCGGGCGCAGCTGCGGGCGCAGCAGGTGCAGGTGCGCCGGCGGCCGGCGCGGGTGCGTTACTCGTGGTCGTGTTCATGGTCGTCGCCTTTCAGTGCGTTGATCTGCTCGTCGGTCAGGGTCAGGATCTGCGTGATCTTCAGCCACACCTCGCGCCGGCCCTCGGCCACCGCTGTCGCGTGGGTGTCGACGCGGCCGTCGCGTCCGATCACGATGCAGGACGTGTCCGCGCGGCAGAACTCGCGGAGCTCGTCGAGGATCGGCCGCGCCTGCTTCGGCGTGGCCTTGCGGCGCTGGAACACGGCCCGTGCGCTCTCGCGCAGGTTCCAGAACCGGGTGAACAGGTTGGCGCCCAGCATCAGTGCACCGTCGCCGCCTCGATGCGGTCGCACATGTCGTCGGTGGCCTCGTCCTCGTCGCAGCCGGCGCCGGATAGCTCCTCTGCGCCGTCAGGCACGCACACCCAGCGGCCCGGCATGTCGTCCACCGGCGCCACGGTGCACGGCCACCGCACGGCGGCGGCGCTCATGGCTGCGGCAGCACGGCAGCAGCCTGTGTCGGAGATCCCTGCGCCAGCGCGCCGGCCTGCGCCAGGTCCTTGGCCGCCGATGCCGCCACGGGGGCCGCCTGCAGCACCTGCTGCAGCTGCGCCTGCATGGCCTGCTCCTCGTCCATGGCGGCCATCTCGTCGTCGGAGTAGAGCACCTTCGCCGGGACTCCGTTCACCTCGAAGATCACCTTGCTGGCCGCGTCGATGTTCACGCGCTTGTAGGCGGCCGGGCCCAGCACCTGCGCCAGCGGCGCCAGCTGCTCGACGCTGCGCAGGATGGCCACACCCTCCTCGGCGCGGCGCGCGCGCTCCAGCGGGCTGGTGTACTCGATCTCAAGCTCGCCCGCGCCCTGCAGCGCCTCGGGCCGCGGCGGCAGCTGGCCGGCGTCCTCGAGGATCTGGAGCTCGCGCGCCACCATCGGGTTCAGGAACTCCGACTCGGTGCGGCTCGCGGTCGGGGCCAGCAGCGCGCCCTTCTCCTGCGCGCGCAGCATCGCCTCGGTGGCGGTCATGGCCGGGTTGTCGACCAGGATCTGGAACAGGGTGTTCCACAGCGCGTCCTGAATCACGCGCCGCTTCTGGTCGGCCATCTCGATCGACACCGGCAGGTTCTCGCCGAACTTCATCGGCTGCAGCAGCTGCCGGCCCTGGTCGTCGACGCCGCCGTAGTTGATCGCCGCCGGCGTCAGCCGGATCGCGTCGAGCACGCCGTCGCGGTGCGCCAGCATCGGCGGCAGCACGGCCAGCTGCGCCGCCTGGATCGTGGTGCGCTCGATCTCGTTGAGCATCTTCACGTCGGGCAGCACCGTCATCAGCGGGCTGCGGCCGTAGATCTCGCCGGACGTGACGGCATAGCGCCCCACCGCGTAGGGGAACACCCGGAACCCGCCCTCGTCGAGGATGTCCCGGCTGTCGACCGCGACGTAGTAGCTCGCGAACTCCATGCCGCGGTAGTCCATGCGCCGCACGTCCATGTCCGCGCGCGGCTTGACGCAGTGCAGGAACGGGTACTCGGCCTCGGGCGTGCGCTCGGCCGCGTGCTTGATGTGCGCCGGCAGCCTGTCGCCCCAGCGCTGCGCCGCGGCCCGCGCCGGCATCCACCAGTACCGGTGCACCAGGTCGACCGCGCCGTAGTCGTTCTCGGCAAAGAACAGCTGATCGACCGGGATCGTCCGGTACAGCATGCCGCGGCCGGGCCGGTCGCCGATGAACAGGCCCATGTTCCCGAAGGCGCCCGCGTCGTAGTAGCACTCGTGGACCTGGTTGTCGAAATTCGCCGCGTAGCGCGCCGCGAACAGCCGGCTGTTGACCTCGTCGAGGTAGCGCTGCACCTCGGTGTTGTCGTTGAGATCGTCGTCGACGGCCTTCAGCTTGTGCCACTGCTGGTTCCGGGGCGTGACCAGGGAGTGGAACGCGCTGGCGAACCGGTCCAGCGCCAGGCTCGGCGTCGCGTCGAACATGCGCTCGGTCCGCTGCTTGCCCTTCACGACCTGGGCCGCGTTGTGCCGGCCGAACTCGGCCTTGCGCGGCGCCGCGCGCTCGGCGATGTCCTGCCACACCTTCTCGAAGTGCTCGCGCTGGTTCTGCATCCTCGTGTGCATCTCGAGGATCTCGGTCGCCCTGCTGTCTGCCATGTCAGCCCCGCTTGTTGTTCAGCCCCAGCGGGTCGCCCACCTTGGACTGCATGAACCCGCCCGGGTCCCACAGCGTCGAACGTCCGGTCAGTCCGCTCATGTCACCGCCCCAACAGGTCCTTAATCGCCACGCTGCCGGCTGTGCTGCCCATCTCAGACGCTCCGGTGATGGTCGCGCGGCTGCCGCGGCGACGGCGCAGCACGTCGGCCGTGTTGCGGTCGACGATCTCCTGGTTCACCACAGGCGCCGGAACCGGCTCCGGCGGCGGCGGCGGCTTGGATCCGAATAGTCCACTCATGAGGTCCTCACCCGAAGATCGAGTAGTCGGTGATAGCGCGCGATTCTGCCGCACCAGGGGCCGAAACGCGAACAGGCGTCGCAAACGTGACGGCCAGCGCGTCGGCAACGTCAGGGCTCGGCATGCCGCGCTTCTTGATGTCGTCCTTGCTCTCAAGCTTGATCTTGCCCGCGGCGTTGAACTCGTAGGTCGGCGCCGACAGGTCCATCTTCAGCGACTGGTCGTTCGGGATCGCGCCGCCCGATCGCAGCCAGTCGCGGATGGCAAACCACATCTCGGCCCGCTTGTTCAGGTATTTCTGGTCGCGCGCCTGGCCACCGAAGTGCACCTCGGTGATGCGGTGGCGCAGCTGCCGCAGCCGGTCGATCACGCCGCTGCCGTTGCCTGCGTCGCAGAACACGGCCGCCGGCCGGTGCGCCTCGATCTCGTGCGCGACGTGGTCGGCGAGGGTCATGTTGTCGATGCCGCGGAACACCATCGGCGGAAACATCCGCAGGCCCTGCCGGCGGACGATCACGCTGCGGTCGTCGCCGAACCGGGCCGGATCGATGCCCAGCAGCACAGGCGCGAACGCATAGTCGCGCTCGCTCAGTTGGCGCCGGCTGGCCTCCTCGACCTCCTGCAGGCCGATCAGCTGGTCGTCGCCGGCCGCTGTGAAGTCGCACAGGTACTCGCGCGCGAACGAAGTCTCGTTCATGTCGGCCCGCAGTCGCGCCACCTCGCGCGCGTCGAGCGCGTTGGTGTCGTGCACCGTGTACCGGCTGCCCCACCAGGCGCCGGAATCGTCGGCCAAGGCCTTGAAGAACAACGACGAAAACAAATTCACCCCGCTCGGCGTGCCGATGAACAGCGCCCAGCCCATGCGGTCGGACAACGCCGGCTGCAGGATGTCGTCCCACACCTCGGGCTTGATCTGGGCCACCTCGTCGATCACCACGCCATCGAGGCGCACGCCGCGCATCGCATCGGGGTTGTCGCCGCCGTAGACCCGGATCAACGCGCCGTTCGGCACCACGCGCACGCTCAGGTCGGACTCGTTGACCTCGACCAGGCCAGAGATGCGCAGCGGCTCGATGCGCTGCTTCAGGCGCGCCCACGCGATCGCCTTGGCCTGCTTCAGGTACGGGGCAACGTAGAAGAACAACGGCAGGTCGACGGTCGTGCGCAGGGCTGCGTCGAGGAGCTCCATGATCGCGAGCTCGGTCTTGCCCGCGCGCCGGTGCAGCGCCAGCACCGTGAAACGCTGGCGCTTGCGGTGGCACTCGGCCTGCCACGCCCGCGGCCGATAGCCCAGGTCGATGCGCCTCGGCTCAACCACGGTCGATCCCGCTGACGACCTGGATCGGGCCGCCGTTGGCGCCGGTGTGCTCGACCTTCTCCGTGAACAGCTTCAGGTGCTTGCCGAGGAGCTCGTTGCCCTTCAGGGCCGCCTGCCAGTCATCGTCGGCCTCCGCGCGCGTCGCGATCCGCTGGATGTTCTGCAGCACCGCCTGCGCCGTGATCTCGGCCTTGGCTGACCGCTTGTCGGCCGCTGCCTGCACCGCCGCAGCGATGTCAGGATTTGTCAAGAGCTCGCTGCCGATCGACCGAGCCGTCTTCGCCGAGTATCCAGCCCTGATCGCCGCCTGCGTGGCGTTCAGGTCGACCAGGTACTCGCGGACGAACAGCTGCTGCTTCGGGGTCACTGCCGGCTCTCCCAAAGCAGCAAAGCCGCCGGCAGCGCGACGGTGGCCAGGTAGCCAAGCAGTTCGATCGTGATGGGGCTCATAGTGGCGAGGATGCTACACCAAGCAATGCGATTTCCGCAACGTTCACGCCGTGCGCCATACGCGCGCACCGCCTTCGCAGGTCTTTGCGCGGAACTGGCGGCCGAGCCGTTTCGCGTGCCACTGCGAAGCGTTGCTCAAAGCGCGCGCTTTGACGCCGGCCAAAAAGAACGAATCCCCGACCTCCATGTGCGCAAACGGATACTTGTTCCTACCGCCGTCATCCATCGGAACCGCTTTTTCGATCTTGATCATTCGTGCCCCTTGTTTGCGACCGTTGCATTGTGCCAACTATGACAGCCATTGGCAATTCTTGCGTTTTTCTCAATGGCTGGCACACCTTGGCACACCTTGTTTTCCATTGCGCCGGGGAACCCTTGTGCGCATATACGCGCGTAGCCTGTTTTCATCAGTCTCCAAAAAAGGTGTGCCAAGGTGTGCCGGTGCATTTTTTCTTTCCGCATCAATGACTTGCGGTAGTTCGCATCGTGTGCCAGAAGGTGTGCCGGCACACCTTGATCGTGTGCCGGCGTTCAGTCGAGCGGACCGCCTTCCCAATTGTGCTTCAGCCTGGCACCGGAATAGACGTTCAATCTTGTGCCAACGGCACGGGATGAGCCGTCCGATCCTGTGCCAGAAACTCGAGGCTGCGCGCGCTTGATCTCGGGGAAAGCCGCGGCCAGTTGCCGGCCGAAACCGACCTTCGTGCCCGGGTGATCCCGGCCCTGCGTTTCGCACCACTTCCGCCATGCCCCGAACAGGTCGTCGCGGTCGACCTGGTTGCCCTCGCCGAGCACGCAGCATTCTTCGACGAAGGCGCGGATCGGGCTGGTCTGCTCGACCATGTCGGCGTGGAGCTCGTCCGCGGACTGCGGGCGGATCAAGTGGCCGCGCTGGCGCAGGCGATCGAGGCCCTCGAGGGCCCACAGCACGATACCTGGCAAGTCGCGCAGCAGCCGCGCCGTGAGGCCAAGATCCTCGCGGCCCAGGAACGAGGTCGTGAACTGGAACATGACGAACCGGTTCGCCAGCGCGGCCGAGGCGTCGGAGAAGGCCGGGAGCTCGTTCGACGCGAACACGAACCGCGTGGGCAGCTTGCCGGTCCAGTCGGTGATGTTCTTGCGCGGCACGCTGATGGTGTCCTCGCCGGAGACGCGCAGCAGGTTCTCGACGATCGGCTGCTGGTCGGCCCGGCCCGACAGGCGCGCGTCGGAGATCATGGCCAGGCGCTTGCCGATGAGCGGCTGCAGGCCGAACTGCATGCCCAGGCTCGACAGGCTGGGGCTAACCCGGTTGGCGTAGCCGACCAGGCTCTCGAGCACGCGCAGGATCGTGCCCTTGCCGGAGCGCGGCGGCCCGATCAGCATGAAGGCCTTCTGCTGGCTCGTGTCGTCGGTCAGCAGGTAGCCGAACATCTCGCCGAGCACCTGAATGCTCTCGGGGTCCTCGGGCCACAGCCCCTGCAGGAAGGCCAGCCACTCGGCCGGCTGCTCGGCGATCGGGTCGTAGTCGAACTCGAGCGCCGAGGTGCAGAACAGGCGGTCGGTCGACGCCAGCAGGCGCCGCGTCGGCCAGTGCAGGAAGCCGTTGCGGAACGCGATGATCTCGGTGGCCGGCGGGTCGCCTGGCTGCTCCTCGATCCAGCACTGCGGCTCCGGCAGATCGGCGTAGCAGACCGCGCGCAGGGCGTGCACGATGTTGCCGATCGCGTCAGCAGTCGGGTGGAAGGCCACGACCTCGTGGCTGCCGTCCTTGTTCATGCGCCAGGTGTCGCAGCCGGCCGACCAGTGGTAGAGGCGCTGCTCGATCCACACCCTGTCTCGCACCACGTAGCGGTCGCCGGCCCAGCTGTAGAACTCGCCGCGCCAGAACAGGATCCGGCCGCCCTCGGGCAGCGTGTCATGGAACAGCTGCGCCGACTGCATGGGCTTGCCCTTGAAGATCAGCGGCCGGGCTCGCCGCAGCCTTGGCGCATGACGCTCGTCGGTAACGTCGGAGCCCGCCGCCGGCTCAGGTGTGTCAGCACCCTGCGGCGCCGGCGGCGGCTCGTCGACGGCAGCGGGCCCGTCCCGAGGAGTTTGTGGGCTACCCGTCCCGCTGCTGCCGCGGTTGTTCGGGCCACTCGGACCCCCGACACTCACCGGCTTGTCGGACCCCTCAGAGCGGGGCGGCTCAATCGGCTGCGGATCGTCGAAGCACGCGCGCACCGCGTCGAGCCCCTCGTCCTGGTGCAGGTCGTTGTAATCAGTCCCGCGGCCACGCTCGCCCGCCCACAGCGGCAGCGCCACCGGCAGGCCTGTCGCGGCGGCTGCGCTGCGCCCGGGGTTGCCCGCCGTGAACGCGTCGTCGTCGGCGCCGATGCAGACCTGCGCCTCGGGCAGGGCCGCGCGAATCTTCGCGGCCACCGCGCCGATGTTGCCGGCCGAGAAAGCGACGACCACGCACCATCCCGTGGCCTGGTGGATCGACACGCCGGTCGCGTAGCCCTCGCAGATCACGACCTGCCCGCGACGGGTGGGCTTGCCAAGCACCGTGTACGCGCCGCCGGCCGGCGTGCCGGTGAGGAACTTCCGCGAGCCGTCCGGCTGGATGACCTGCAGGCCGACCAGCGCGCCCGGGCCGTGCCTCATGGGCACCAGCAGCTGGTCGCGCAGCAGCCGCGCGCCAATGCCGGGGATCCGCTTGCGCTGCAGGTAGTCGTGGTGTTCCTCGTCAGCGTCGCGGCCGGCGGCCCACATGCTGGCGGCCTTCGTGGCGGCGCGCTCCGTGGCGGCGCGGCGCTCGGCTTCGCGCTCGGCCTCGAGGGCTCGGCGCCGATCAGCCCAGGCGCGGCGCTCCTCGGCGGTGAACTCGCGCGCGGTGTTCGCCTTCCACGTCTCGCTGATGCCGGTGCGCCAGCATCCGAAAGCACCGGCCGGCCGCTCGTCGTCGTGCAGGATGTACCAGCCCGAGTCGTCGGAGCGCTTGCCGTTGGTGCTGAATCGGTGACGCTGCCCGTCTGCGACGATCTCGTCGGGGGGTGTCAGCCCCGCCGCCGCGATCGCAGCCCTGAATTCGTCGATTGCGTTCATGCCCTGGTCAGGAAGCTGGCGAGAAAGGTGGGGCGGGCCTCGCCAGGGTCGGCCCTCGTCACTCGGGGATCAGCCGAGTCAAGCCCCGAATGCAGTATCGCACCATCGGTGCGAAATTCACAACGGGAGAGACAGCAGGTGTCGCGCGTCGTCCACGCTGCGCACGATGCCGGTGATCGCGCCGCGGTTGGCCATCGCCTGCAGGAAACGCCGCTGGTCCAAGGTCGGCCGGCCGGTCGGGGTCTTCACCTCGAGGAAGAACGCGCGCGCGTCATCGCGCCGGAACCCGAACAGGTCCGAGAACCCAACCGGCAGCCCGGTGCGCGCGGGCCGGCCGTCCTTGGTGAAGAACAGGCCCACGTTCGCCCGAAACACGGCATGCCCATCGGCCGACAGCGCGATCATGATCTCGCGCATCAGGCCGGCCTCGGTCATACCCGCTTGCCTCCGGTGGCCTTGGCAATGGCGGCGCAGGCGATGTTGACGCATTCCAGCGCCATGTCGTGCGGCCCCAAGAACTGCGACAACTTGAATTTGCCGATGCGTTCCAGCGCCTCCAGCAGTTCCGGCGCAGCGGCTATCAGACGGGCGTCCTGCAGGATCATGCGGTGCTCCTCGACCTCACAAGTGCCGACCTTCGTGAACTTCGGGACGAAGGCGATCGGCGTGCGTCGGTGCTGTACGCCGTTGATCTCCTCGCACTGATGGATGGCGTAGCGTGTGGCGTCGAACGACACCATCCACGGCCCCGGCGTGTGCCCGCTCATGATGCGCCACCATCCAGCCAAGCGCCGAGCACGAACAGCCCGAACACCGCCAGCACCATGAGCACGGACGCCAGCGCCTGGTGCTCGTCGACCCAGCGCGCCACGCGCGGGAACGGCCCGGCCTCGTACGCGCGCTCGACGATGGGGATGTCGAGCGTCGGCATGCGCAGGTCGCAGTCGCAGTCGCGCCGGCCCTGGTCGCAGTTGCCCGTGCACCCGTTCGATCGGCAGCGGATCACGACTCCGCTCCAGCCAGCTTGCCGCGGATGCAGACGCCGAGGTTCGCGGCGAGCTCCTGCGCCTGCGCCAGCGTCATGCACACGCTGAAGTTCGCGCCGCCCTTGACGGCAGTCAGCCACACCTCGTCGCTGCTGTCCGGACCCTCGAACGTGTAAGTGCCCACCTCATCGGCGCCCCAGTCGGGCCTGATCGCGAGTCTCTGATAGTCCACGGTTGCTCCTTGGTGATCCGGTCAAAACGACCGAACTGCAGTGTATGCGAAAACCGCAACGAGTGGAGAAAATCCCCACAGTCTGCTCAGGTTTGTTGCCTGTTGAGATTTTCTCGACTATGATGCGTCCATAGCAACGCAACAGGAGCCCGAAACATGAACCAGATCCTCCCCGCCGCCGCTGATCTCGTGGTCGGCCCGCGCGTCAACACGGCGCCCGTTATCCCGAGGATCCGAAGGGAGTGGGACGCCAAGGCGGGCCGCTTTGTTTGGCAGTGCAGCCCGCTACCACTTGGGCCATGGGGCCTTGGCGTTAGTCAACAGGCGCGCTACGACTGGCGACATGCCGAAATGTGGTGCCTGCGGCGCAACGCGGCTGATCAACAGCTCCAGCCGGCAGCGCTGGCGGTCGAGGCCGCCGCCTGACGATCCGCATCCCACACCGCACGCACCAGGCCGGCCATGTGGTCGGCCTTTTCCTTTCCGTGGATCTGCTCGAGGCCCTTCTCGACGACGCGGCCGTTCTCGACCACGCCGAACAGCCACGCGCGGCGCCGCTCCTTCGGCATCTTCAGGATCTCGCGCGCGAGGCACTCGTCGCGCCAGTCCGGGCAGTAGGTGCACACCGTGCGGCCGTCGACCAGCACCACGGTCGGCCCGTCCTCGCAGCGCTGGCAGCCGAGGCAGCCGTTGCTCACACCGGGCTCCAAATCATCCACCCAGCCCACAGCCCGATGCCCAGCCAAACGATGCCCTGCGCCGTCAACACCAGCGCCAAGCCAGCGCCCGCGCCGTCGTCGTCGTCGTTCATGCTTGCCTCCTCTGATTGCGCCGCTGGGTGATGGCATCGGCCCATCGGCAATTTGCGGGTTCGTAGTTCCCATTCACGTCGATGCGATCCAGGCTATGGCCGGCCGGTTTGCGGCCCAAGTCGGCAAGAAAGTTCTCGTCGCAACATCTTCTCGTTCCTGGCCCTGATTTCTGCTTTGGCCCACAGTTCCGGGCGCTTGTGGCCGCGGCGGCGGCCCAGCGCGATGAGGTCCTCCAGCGTCTGCGCGCGGCCCTGCTCCTGGCGCGGCGTGACCGGCTCGGGCGCCGTGCCCGTGACCTCGCGGAGCTCGCCGTCGACCTGCGCCACCACCCGGCCGGCGCCTGGCGCGAACACGTGGCCGCAGTGGCAGGCGGTCGCCGCCGCGTGCACGGTCGAGAAGCAGCGCGGGCAGGTCTTCGTCGGCACCTCGCTGGCCACGCGGCCGGATCCCTTGTCAGCGCCCTCCAGCGTCCACAGCCGCGCCGCGGTCGGGTCGCCGTGCCGGGCCCGGTTGCCGACGCAGTCCAGGTACACCAGATCCTGCTTGCCCGGGTGCGTGCGCAGCCCGCGGCCAAGGCCCTGCAGGTAGCGCACCAGGCTGTCGGTCGGCGCCAGGTCGATCACGCACGCGATCGCCGGGGCATCGACGCCGGCCACCCACAGCTTGCAGTTCGTCACCACGTCCAGCGCCCCCGACTGGATCCCCGTCAGCGCCTGGTCGCGCAGCACCGGGTCGCTGTCGCCGGAGATCGCCAGCGTGCGCAGGCCGGCGGCGCGGAACGCCTCGGCCATCTCGTCGGCGTGCTTGTTGCTGGTGCAGAACGCTACCGCCGGCCGGCCGCGCGCGTGCGCCAGGTAGTGCGCCACCGGGTCGCCGACGATCGCCGGCTTGCCGTCCGCGCCGCGGTCGGGCTCGTAGTAGCGGATCTGCGCCAGCAGGCCCTCGTCGATCAGGTCGGCGGTGCTGCACGTCGGCACCAGCACGTCGGCGACCTCACCCATGCCGCGCCCGTCCAGGCGCTGGGGCGTGGCGGTCAGGTGCAGCAGGTGTGCGCCGCCCTTGCGCCAGTGCTTCGGGCCGGCGCCGGCCCACTCGAAAATCACCTGGTAGGTGTCGGCCACGGCCAGATGCGCCTCGTCGACGATGATGAAGTCGGGCGGCTGGTAGCGCTCCAGGCGCCGCGCCAGCGTCATCACGGACACGACCTGCACCGGCCGCTTGCGGTCGCCCGCGCGGCCGGCCGCGATCCACCCGTAGGGGATGCCCTCGGCCTGCAGCTTGCGCGCCGTGGCGCCGAGGATCTCGTCGAGGTGGGCGAGGAACCAGACGCGGCGGCCACGGGCCAGCGCGCGCCGGATGATCTCGGCGCTGGCGTGGGTCTTCCCGAACCCGGTCGGCGCGATCAGGATCGGCGCCTTGAAGCCGGCCCGGTAGGCGGCCGTCACGTCGTCGACGGCTTTGACCTGGCGCGGGCGCAGGCTCATTCGCAGAGCCCGTAGCTGCTTGCGCAGGCTTTTGGCTCCTCTAAGATCTTCACCCAGTCGTACTTCCGGCCGCCGCGCTGCGTCTGCGACCACTCCACCATGCGGCGAATGTTGCCTCGGTCCCAGGCGGTGTCGTTGTCGCCTGGCGACGGGATGAAAGTCGTTTTCCCGCGCTTGCTCGCCAGGCTGACAAACCGCTCCCACTCTGCGATCCGGTCAATGTGCTCGGGGAAACGCTTCGAGATCTCGAGCAGTTCATCCTTCGCGACGTTGATGCAGGGCATGCAGCCGACGCGGCCCATGCCCTGCTTGTAGAGCGGGTTCGGATCGACGCCGTGCTTACGGTGCTGGTCGAACACCTGCCCCACCGTCCATTTGTGAATCGGGCGATAGACCGAGTATCCGCCGCCGCGGTCCTCGCGCTCGGGCAGCGCGGCCCGGCTGGGCGACTCCTCGGCTCGAACGCCCTGCCAAGACTCGACCTCGTTTCCGGCCTCGAGCAGGTCGTTCGCAAACTCCATGAGCGGCTCGGTCTTCAGGAACTGCGTGCAAAACTGAACTTTGCGGCTCGGGAAACGCCCCTTGATGATGCAAAGATCGAGGTAGGGATTGCCGGTTGGCCCCTTTTCGAAAACAGCCAGCGCGCGCGCGACAACATCGCTAGGGACGCCCTTTTCCGGCCACTTGTCGCGCACGTAGTCGCGCCGGCGCCACCACCAGCCCGTGAAGTCTTGCTTCAGCCAGTGCAGGCGAAATTCGAGCTTCTGGCGCAAGTGCCGGATGTAGTCGTAGGTCGCCTGGTGCTCGTTGCCTGTGTCAGCAAAAACTCCGATGACCTCGTTCGGGTGTCGCTCAAGGGCAAGCAGCAAGCAAGCGGTGCTGTCCTTGCCGCCACTGATGGAAACGAGACGAATCATGTCGGCTGCCCCCGCTCGGCGACCAGTTCCTCGATCGTTGGGAACCGCATGCCGAGCCTCTGCGCGATCAGGAACTCGAGCGAAGCGCCGCGCGATTTCTGCCACCCGTCCAGCAGCACCATCGCGTCGCACGTCACGAGCTCGCGGATGTCCGCGCGCATGCACTCGCTCCACGTGGCATTCGGGTCCGGGTTGATCTCGGCCGGGTTCACCGCATCGATGCCCACGGCGCGCAGCTTGGAGGCGGCAGCGTGAAACGCCGGGAAGTTCAGGTCCGGCAGCCCTGACATCGGCCCTGCGATGTAACAACGCAGCGTCACGGCGCGGCCTCCGCGGGCGCGGCGCTTGACTCGCCACCTGCCGGTGCTCCACTGCCAAGCACAAGATCCGCAGGCGACAACTCGACACCCCGCTCACGCGCCAGATCCAGCAGCCGCACCTGGACGGCAGACGGCACCCGGCCGTCCAGCCCGCCGCGGTCGGCCGGCTGTTTCCAGCGGTGAATGGTCGACGGGTCCTTGCCCAAGAGCCGCGCCAGCGGCCGGACGCCGCCGAACCGGGAGATGACGATGTCTGCAGGGCTGCTCATAGATCGGTGCGCGAAACGCATCAGGGGTGAGGATTCCGCAATTATGCGGGAATCTCAACGCGCTTGCAAATTGATCACCGGCACGGTAACAAACGGACGAAACCGGGAGTTACCCGCATGGATACGAAACCGGCCGCGACCGCCAAGGGCGTGGAGCTCGAGTGGGCGGCGCCTGTCCTGCTGATCATCCCGTAGCGTTGCGACGGCACAACGCGGGTTTTTCCCGCGCCGGGGGTGTTGCGTATTTCTAAACGCCGATGCAGAATTCTCCTCACGCGTCGGGTGGCCGGCGCATCACAGGAGACGACGTTGACCGTCGAGATCATCACACCGCGCGACCAGGACCACTGGTTGCAGCTGCGCACGCAAGACGTGACCAGCACCGAAAGCGCCGCCCTGTTCGGCATGTCGCCCTACGTGACCCACTTCGACCTCTGGCACCGCAAGCGCTCGGGCCAAGTGCCGGAGTTCCGCACCAACGAACGCATGCGCTGGGGCAGCCGGCTGGAGTCGGCCATCGCCCACGGCATCGCCGAAGAAAAGGGTTGGAAGATCGCCCCGATGAAGGACTACTGGCGCGACGCCGACCTGCGCATGGGTTCGTCGTTCGACTTCGCGATCATCGGCGACGAGCCGGCGCACCTGGAGATCAAGAACGTCGACTACCTGGCCTTCCGCGACGGCTGGCTCGAGCACGACGACGGCAGCATCGAGGCGCCCGAGCACATCGAGATGCAGGTCCAGCACCAGATGGGCGTGAGCGGGTTCAAGCGCACGTTCATCGGCGCCT